AACACCTTGGCCGGGTTCATCTCAGCCTCCGGCTCATCCTTTTTACTGCGGCTGGCTTTCTTCGGCACAAGCGAAGCGCCAGACTCAATAATAGCGTCTTGTCCTGCCATAAAAAACTCCGTTTCTGGTTAAAATAATTAAGCATAGAGAGGGGGGTTATCTCCCCCCTCTCTATGATTCTACTCCAGGGCGGCAAGCATCGTAATATAGGTATTGTCGTCGCCAGTCGGTGCCGTATGGTGACCAACTACTTGGTATCCATCATGGGCATCCAGCTTGGCTTCAACCTGACCATCATGTGTGTCGCTTACCACCAACTCCATACCGTAATGAGGCGCAGCGGTGTCTCCTAAATCCGCCTTTATGGCACATATCCCCTTAGTCTGAGTCCAGAAATAATAACCGCTCGAAATTGCTATTGGCGTAACGCCCACAACATGCGAGTCAGTGCTCGCACCAAGACTGGTCCCATCTGCCGTTATCACAGACTGGTACGGACCCCCAGTAATCAGTATATCCGTAGTCCCATCTGGGGCCGTAACCAACTTATCATACAAGGAAAAGGTAATCTTGTCTGAACTCGCGGTAGTGTGGTCCTTGATGCGATAATACGCACCCGCACCAGTTCCATCAGTAAATACAACGTAGGAGCCCGCATAAAACTCGGCATTTGTATTAAACTCACTACCCCCTCCGGTCATCGTAAACTCACGATCCCCTGCTGTTGCTACAGTCGTAAAGTTATCAGCTTCGTTAAAAAGCCCCACGCTGGTATCATTGGCAACAACCAAAGCTATCCCAATGGCTGCTGCACTTTTCGTATAGCGGAACTTTCTTCCGTCATCAAACTCCAGCGACGCACCCAAAGGAGCTTTTTGCGTTGAAGACTCCTCATAGATGCCCTGACTCACACCGTTAATGCCACCACCAAAGGAGACCCTACCGTTATTCGTAGAGCCACCCGTAGATCCAGCGCCAAAGGCCCAGTTAGCCATGATTTATCGTCTTTCCTACCTCTATGGGCAGAGTTAAAGGCCGCATTGGCTTGCAGCCCGGAATGTTAGATAGTGATCGTGTGCAGGACGCCCTGCCGACGACGGTTATTGGTAGTAAGCTGCACGCCGACGAGGACGAAGGCGACCTTCGCCATCTGGTTGTGCGGCTCCCGAAACGGGGTCTTTGAGAAGTTGAGCCCCGACTGCATCTTGAGCTTCAGATACTTGGACTGCAGGAAGTACATACGGCCCGCTCCCGCACCATAAGCCGTATCACGGTCCATGATGACCTCAACGCCACGGAAGGTAGCATTGCGCCCATCGACGCCCGGCTTCCCAGTAGTGAAGCGGTAGTATCCAGTGCTCTCGAAGATCGACTCGAAAGAGCCGCCGACCTCGAAGCTGGTGAGGATCATATCCGGAGTGTCATTACCCTCAGATACCTTATTCCACAGCAAGCCCATCTCCTCGATGCCGTAATATACACCGTTGGCAGCGAGATTGAAGGAGTTGGTGCTGGAGGTAGTGGAGTAGTTCTGCTTTTTGTTCTCCCACCAGGTTTCGGTGCCGGAGTTGATACCCCCCAGCGTGGTGCCGGTAGAAGTGGCACAGATATCCTGCAGGCCGATCATTGCCTTGCCAGCGGTTGACGAATGAACCGATGAGTTGATGGTATCCAGGGCGGTGGTCATGCTCTGGTTCATCTTGGCAGTGATGAGCTTGACGGCCTTATCGGACGCCTTATTCTCCTGCTCCTCGGTCATCGAGATGGTGACCGGGGTGGAGTTATAACGGAAGAGATAGAACGCTGCCGTGATGCCATCTACAGCGTCGGTGTTGAGGGTATCGTATCCGTCGAACCATTCGGAACTGTTCAACGAGTACATGAGATCCTCTTGGATCTCTTTGCCGCCGGACTCCGTCTCCAACATACCACTGCGACGAAATCGGCTGATCGTGGGATAACTATCGGATATATTGTCGGTGAGCCGCTTACGCTTGGCTCGGGCCGTCAACGTCCACGCAGCATCCCAGGTTTCGGTAGTACTGACAGCAGCCATTGTAATCCTCTATTCATAAAGGCTACTATCCTGATGGGCGAAGGCCGGGCAACTTGCCGACAAGGGATAGTAGCTCGTTGTCGGTAATTGGGGTTCCCTCGCGTGTATCGGCTGCGCCGTTGAGGTGGGTATCGGCAGATGCGTCTTGGCGGGCTTCAAGGTCTTGCTGGCGGGCTCTTATCGTTTCATCGGCAATCTTATTAGAGCGCATCAGATAGGATTCGCGCAGGGTGTAGACCTTCCCCGTCAGGGGATTCGCTGTGCCAAGATCCTGGCGCATGGCCTCACCAAAGCGGTCAACATCATCGCCAAATTCCTGGCGTAATGCCACTGCCTCATCGTTGACGCTGGCAGCCTTATGGTTCACCTGGTTCTGGGCTATCTTTAGGATGGCCTGCTCCAGCTGCCCATTGCGCTTCTCTGCCTGCTCTAGTCGTCCCCCGACTTCTATATTGAGCACTTCGCGGACCGCATCTACGGCCTCGCGCTGTGTTCCCGTCAGCCCTGCGTATGGATCTTCCGCAGGCGCCTTATTCCCCTCAACTTGTTTGTCGAGGATCGTCAGTAACTGACGCTCACGATCCTCAGTACGCCTCTGCTGATCCCGTAACTCATCGTCGCGCTTACGATGGCCAGATTCAAGCTCTGAAGCCAGCTTCGAAAGATGACGATACTGCTCGGGCACTTCGTTAGGATCGGTTCTACGCCAATCCTCAATCGAGGCAGGGTCAAATCTGGAGGGGTCCGGAGCAGCAATAGATGCGTCTTCGGCGGCGGGGACAGCGGAATCGGCTTCACTGGAGCCGTCCATATCGGTTCCCAGTGAAAAGCCGTCATCGGCCGGGGCCGCTTCGGGAGCGTCGTCTATTACGGCGGGGTCCACGTCTGTTTCTGCCATTACTTAACCTCATCAGGGTCTCCTACCCAAGTACTCTTGGGCAGGCCCTCCCTGCGTTTATCGTTTAAATACGCCTCATGTTTCAGTTCTTCCGAGTATTTCCTGTTACCGCCCGTAGGATCGTTTGACTCGATGATGTCATATTCTTTCATCAAGCGCTTCTTATGAGCATAATCCTGTATCACCTCGTTGCCAAGGGCCGGCTCCTTACGCCCATACATCGACGAATGCGACGGATGTATAAAGTTCGTCCTAAGTATAACCTTATGTGCCTTGTTACCGCAACCAGGGCATGTAACAGTCTCGGTAACATCAGTCTTTGACTTAAAATAAACATCCTCGGTTACCAATCCGCAACCACCGCATTTGAAATCGACAAATTCCGGGTGGGTTCCCCCCAGTATCCGCATCTTGCCATAGGGCCGAGCAATTTCAGCCATAGTAATCCCACGCAACGCCCACTGCCTTGTCGGGATCGCAGTCGGCGTGGATAAATTCCTTGCCAATGCCGATACGCTTACAGCCGACGTTCAGCAGGCCAGACAGAACCAGAAAGCGCTTGCGGCTGTTGGGCGTATAGATATCGACCGCCAAACCTTTCGGGTGGCTTGAAGTCGGCCGCCTGATAGATTCTTCGTGCTGCGGGCACCGGTAACCAGAAGTCACCGTATAGCTTGTGTCCGAGTCAACCCGAGCATTCTCCAGCATATATAATAGCTCTGGCTGCATTTCGCACATATTCGAGCAGTGGCCGCAGTTACAGGCTAGCTCCCAACGGCTGAAATGATCAGTCATATCACCCATATTATACCCCTGGTAATATTAATTCTGGTTACGGTTGATGACGGCAGCATCCTGCGAGACATTCTGCGCCCCCGCCCGGACAGCCCCGACGGTGCGGCCGACAATATCATTTACCGCCCCTGCCGGACTGGTTGAGCCGTCACGGCCGAGACCATTGATGTTCGCTGGCGACGGCATCCCCTGCCCCTGGGCCTTGGTCTGCAGGTGCTGCTGGTGTTCCTGCATATGCTGCTGCATCGCCTGCTGTAACCGGGCAAGAAGGTTAGGATTCTGCTCCAGCAGCTGTGTGATGACCGGATCTTGACCAATCTGCTGGTGGGTTTGGACATGCACCTCATGCTCCTGATCCGGCAGCACTCCCGGATTTTCTCCGCGCATAGCCATCCACTGGTTTTCCAGCTGGGCGGCACGGATTTCCGGGTTGTTACTCCTCTTCAGAAAGCGCTCCATATTAGGCACCCGGAAGGTGCGTAACAGGTGTTTAATAGACTCTATGCGCGGTATTTCCGGCATCTGTATCAGATACTGGAACAGGGCCAGGCCATCCTCGCGCTCCATCTCCTCGAACATCGGAGAAAGCGACGCGGCCTCAACATTGACCTTGAAACGCGCCTGTAACAGGTCGGCGGTAATAGCCTCGTAGACCGGATCTTGATCTGAGTCGGAGACATTCACGATGAAATTACGGGGCGTATAACGAAGATCTCCGGAAATACGAATCCCATTATGGACGATATCACGGTAGACCTGCACTACCGGCTGCTGCAGCCACTCCCGGTTAAGCTGGCCGAAGGAGGCGGACAGCGCCGACTGGGTCGCCGTCAGCGTCCTTTGTCCGGAGTTGATAATCTGTGAGGTCTGGAGGATCTGGTCCTCATAATTCCGGTAGTCGGACTCAATGCCCAGCTGATCGGCCGGGATACTGCCGAAGTCTATGCCGCGAAAGGCGTTGTTAACATCATTCACCCATACGATGCCGCCCTCTTCGCCCCGCTCAAGGCGGTCGGCGACCTCTTCGTTCTCTTCCTTCTCGCTGCGGTTGCCCATGATAAGCATCGTCAGCCGCTTGAGCAGGTTAGCCCGCCTGGTTACCGACTCAACAACACCCTTCTGGGTGTCTTCGGCATACGCCATCATCGGCAGGCCGTAAATATGGTCCGGCGTCGGGTCAAACTTGAGACTTATAAACGGCGTGCCGTTACGGACCAGGTAACCGCCCGTAGGAGTGAAGCTGTTGGGCACGACAAGCTGGCGCTCGGGATCGACAGGATCAGGCCGCGTTTCCACACGGCCGGCAAGGAAGGGCGCGTCGATATTCTGTATCGGCTTCTTATTCTGGTTACCGCGGGCGAAGGTTATCTGCCGCTTGTTGAGGCGATCATGGATCTGATAGAGGATCGTCATGCCGCGGAGCCGCTTGGCATCTTCAAACAGGCCCTCGCGGCTCCCGCCCTCAGTATGATCTCCAGCGCCGCCCTCAAGCTCTTCGCCCACCATCTGATCGACCTCAGTGCTCTCCTTCAGCGGCTTGAGGCTGTCGGTGTTGATGAAACGCTTGTCCTTCTTCACGAACTCGGTGGGCACGATCATCTTCTCGATGATGAAGGAAGCCTGAGAGATATCGTGGGGCGGGGTCAGGGGATCGACTAAGACATTGAACGGCGATACGCGGGTAACATAGAATAGGCCGTTCTGCATACCGTCATTTGCGACATAGGGCGGCACCAGATCTTCGTCGCCGGGCGGATTGACGCCGCACTTGAGCCAGCCAATACAGCAATAGAGGGCGTCAAATATCTGCTGCTGGACGTGGCGCTTGGCGTCGATGGTAACCAGCAGGTCATTAGCGAAACGCTGTAGTTTTTCGGTGGCAAACTGCAGGTTGTTGTCTTCTACCCGCATGAGGACGTGCGGGTTATTAAAGGCTATAGAGGCTATCAGCTGGCGGGTAAGCGGGTAGAAACGGGAGATCTTGCGCGGATTTTCCATATCCGTCTCGATCTCCAGCCGATAAGCGTCCAGCAGGCGGCGCCAGAGGGTGTGATCATCGGCACGGATATGCTCCGCGTTGTCAATGGTCTTATCCCAGTGACTGATCTCTTCCGCCGCCATCGTGTGGTGGCGGGCTTTCGCAATATTGCGCTTTTCGCGCTCCTGGTCGCGGTTGCTCTCAGCGGGCATGGAATGGGTTACTCCTTTTCATACGGCGCTTGGCCGTCATCACATTGAGTACATTCCCGCCGAGGAACGGGTCTCTGTCAAGATTGGAGGGTGGTCGCGCCGGAGAATAGGCGTTGATAGCGAAGTAACGAAGCTCATCCAGCGCGTGGTCTTCACAGTGGGTATCGACATCTTCCGGGTTCTTGTTACAGCGCGGAGCCGCCGGCGCCGTCCGTGCCAGATTATCATTCCAGCCCTTAAACATCTTGAACTTCTTCTTGACCAGCAAGTCGTTTATGACCCGCCAGCCGGTAACGCGGTCGTTATTGGCCCTGGTCAGGCGGAGCCCGTGATCTGCGAATACATCAGCAGGAGAGTGCTGTATCGACTCGGAAAGGCGGCGTTTAACCCACATGGAGGGGTCGGAAAAGATCTGTGACGGCTTGCGGCCCGATGAGATGAACGGGCAGGTGGCCAGCGCCACAGAGATATCATAAGCGTGCTGTGAGGCAGAGGCGTTACCCTTGTAGTATTCTGATATGCGATAATGTACTCCATCGTAGTCCGTAGTATAAAGCCCAAACGACGTGGGGTTTGACTCGCCGTAGTCGAGAGCACCATATAGAGGCCACGAATCCGGCACTTCAAACGAGTCTACTTCTATATCCTGATTTTCCCAGTTGGAAAAATACTGACCGACGAAGGCATCCCAGTCGCCCTTGAGCCAGGCGGCTACAAGCTGCTCGTCGCCGACACCCTTAAGGCGTTCGACATAGTCCGGGTCATTGCGTAACAGGATCTTGTTGTCGGTAACCAGGCTGCGGATAAACAGCCGCGAGCCATCTACATCCTTAATAAGCTGGCCGTCGGGCTCGTCTATCGCGGGTATTTTGAAATAGGCTCTGACCCACTGGTGACCCACCCCGCCGGGGTTGCCGGTAGCCCTTATCCTCTTATCAGGTATATAGTGCCCCGACCGCAGACATGCCTTGAGCTTCCGGTAGGCCATATCAGCCGGCCAGTTGGGCAACTCATCAAAGCCTATCCACGGGTAGGAGTGGCCCTGGTAGTGTTCCGCATCTTTATCTTCTGCCAGGTGGCGCAGCCGCAGGGTGGCGCCATTAGGCATGACGAATATGCTCTTGCCGACCTTATATTCAGTGCCGGTGAAGAGGTTGTATAGGATCTGCTTGCCGCGATCTACGATCTCATCAAGCTCGGCATAGGTATGGCGGAAGATAATTCCCCGCCAGTGCGGGCCGTAGGTGAGGACATCGCTGGCATAGTCACCGATCAGAAAGTCCGTCTTGCCGCCGCCACGGGCACCGCCGAACAGCAGCTGCTCGATAAATGAGGCGCGGATAGCCCGCTCCTGCGGGCCGGGCTGCGGCGCCCAGGGAGTTTCGCGGATAACCTCGACATCGTCTTCGAGAACGTCAGCGAGAGGTGCGGAAGCTAGGGTCGATGGCTGTGCTGATGACATATGCGGTCTCGCGGCAGGTCAGATACTGTCTTGCTGGCCGCCGAGAAAAGAAAGAGGGTCGGTGAAGGGGCTGTCTTCTTCGACGCCGTCGTCTTCGTCTTCGTCGTCAAGGTCTCCATTAGGGTGGGCGGGAAGATATGCAGGGGGCGGTGGAAGCGGAGGTCGAGGACCAGCCGTCTCAGGCGGCGTTTCAACCACTTCGACCTCCGCCTCCACCGCCTGCTTATTCTGCTTGATCCAGTCCTCGTAACTATCAGCCCGCGGCGGGATATTCGGCCCCTGCGCCTGCGGCTCCAGCCGGTGGACGTGCTCTACCTGCTTATTATCACCTACTTCGGCGCGTATCGCTGCCAGAACCTTGACCTTAAGGCTTACCCTGTTATCGGGAATCTTATTATATAGATCATCCAGCGCCTTGACCCGCTCTTTGCGGTCGGCCATCTGGATATCTTCGAAATTAGCGCGGTAAAGCTGCAGCTGATGCTCAAATTCGCCGCGAAAAGCGTAAGATCGACGCCAGCCGGCCAGCTGCGACTTCGAAACCTGCAGGGTAGAGCATATCTTCTGCGACACATCGCCGGATGACCACCGGTCCATGATGATCAGGTGAATCGCCTGCTTCATCTGCCTGGTGACGTTCTTACGGCCCGTCTTAGAACGACTCACTCGACCATTTCCCGCAATTTAGCGTTTATCCTGGCCTTCTCTTCTTCCGTCAGCGGCTGCGTGTCATCTCGGTTTCTGTTAAAGTAGCCGAGTTCATCTGCATCAGAAGCAATAGGGACAAACGGTGCCGCCACATCATCCACCTCTTCAACAGCAGAGCTATCGTCGTCCGCCGCGACATCGGCTGCGACAGCCGCCGCGACATCCGGCCACTCATCCGCCGTCTGGCCGATCTGATCCTGCAGCTGCTGGTAACTGGATGCCAGCTGTGTTACCGCAAAACGATAGCCTCGCAGATATCCTTTGAGGAAAACCTCCACCTCCAGAGGCCCCATGCTACCAGGAATACCATTACCTTCAGTCATATGTTAATGCGCCTTGGTTACAGGGGGGGGGCGGTGAGACCGGGCTTAAAGCCGATGGTCTCCCGCACAAATTCAGGATCAAGATCTAAAATCTCAGCCCACGGGTGGAAATCGCCCTTGAGAAAATTCTCGGCACTTTTAAATCGCCCCCGGTCGCGGCGGGATTCCCGCGGACCCTTGCGCCAGTCCGTTACAGCCTGGACCACCACAGCAGCAGCTAACTTGCGGTAGCCAGCATCTGAATCATCCATCAATGATGCTCCAACGTTCTTAAACATAATTCGCAATATAGTGACTCTGCCGTGCAAATGCCAGCAAGCCGGGACAAACCGAGCTGTTACGGCAGTAGAGTTTTAAGGGGGGATAAGGAATTTACAATGCGGGAATTCCTTATCCCCTGAATAGATAAATAACCCCTTGACTCTGCACGTTATTTTTCAGAAAATTACAGGCAGTAAAAGCAACACCCACGGCCCCGCTCCCGAGGGTCGGCCCACGGTGCGGATACCGCCTCGGGGCGAAATCGGGGTTGATCCCTATATCAAGCAGTTAATAGGGCGCTGCCAGTTACAGCCACTCCCAACGAGCGGGGGCAGGCATAACTCGCAATCTGAGACGTTATCAGAAAATTCCACACACCAGAGGCGGATCAGCATAGATCCGGCAGAGGGTGCCCCCCGAAACGGGTAACCGCTCAATATACACAGCGCTGGGGAAGATCATGGCCGGGGCAACTGGCCAGCGCGAGCGGAACCCCGAGTAGGCTACTTGACGCACGGACTCGTCCGAAGCGGCAGGGAGGGTGCTACACCCTCTTTCTGCTGGGATCTGAACCGAGCGGCAGGCGGAGCGGAGCGACGCCGCGGCCGGTTACTGGTGACTGGTTACCGTCAGACTCGCAGACTCATCCTGATGTCTACGTGTAAGAGCAATGGCCCTAGACCCCCCCAGCCGGGTTCGGGTTCACCTTTTTCGTACCACTTGGTACAACTTGGTACTAAGTAGTACGACTTGGTACCAAGTAGTACTAAGCTGCCAGAGGAGTGGACTTGGTACCACTTGGTACAACTTGGTTCCACCTGGTACCACTTGGTATCGCTTGGTATCGCTTGGTACTACTTGGTGGGACTTGGTATCAGGTAGGGCTATCCGGTAACCGTTACGGGTATCCGGTAACAGGATACCGGGTCCGGGTTGTCCGGGTTGCCGGGCCATGGATTGCCGGGGCCAAGGCGCCTACCAGACTTGCCAGTGGTTTGCGCTACCTGCTCCGAGTGGTATCTGGCCGGCCAAGTCTGGGAAGCTACGGCGTCCTGTAATGCCTTCTGCCGGCTTTCGTTACCTCCAGGGGAGCCTACCATAGGCAGGCGTCGTTTGGGACGTGTTGACCCGTTACAAGCGATCTGCTGGGAATCGGGAGTTCTTATCTGCTCTGGCCGGAATAGGGCGCCCCCTTGCTGGCCGGGCACAAGAAAGCCGGCAACCCTGTTACAGGCTGCCGGCCGTCCTTGGTCGCTCTGGTCGTTCCTGTTACCGTCGACGGTGCCGGGTCAGATGATCCCAGGCTGCCGCTAGTAGCAGCAGGGCGACAAGTAGAAGGTCATCCATCATTCTGTTCCCCCTTCCAGCGCCAACACAGCGCCGGCATCGCGGAACCAAGCGGCGCAACGCTCCGTATCGCTGGCAATGTCCCGATGTAACTCGACGCCGTTAAAAGTGAGATCCGCGCTTGTCTGGTCGATGTGCACGTCTGTTGTCCCGTAGTGCGCGCCCAGCGCGTCGAAATACTTCTGGTCGCTCTCCATCAATCCGAACCAGTACCTACGCAAGAATGCGGGATGCCCAAAGACAAACATCAGCCGGTCTAGGTCCACCGGTTGGCCTACCTTCCTGACCATGACGTTGACGTTGAAGGTGGGCGCCTTCCTCGCCTTGGGCTTGACCGGAATCGACGCCATCAGTTCGCATTGTAGACCGGCGTTCTCCAGCGAGTCAATCAGAGACACCAAGCCCAGTGCCCAGTTCGCCAACTCTGCCGGCTTTACTCCCCAGTGATACACGGCGCAAGCGCGGATGGTAGCCACCGGCCGGTGCCGGCTGCGACGCATACGCACCATGCACTGCGGATCGCCAGCGGCGTAGTGTGCGACGCTGGGCCGCGCTCCGACGTAGTCGTAAGCGATCCGCGACAGTCTCACGCCACCAACGTCCGGCAGGCCGGCGCTGATATCGTCGAGCCGGTCCAGACCTTCTGGCCAGCCGTAGCTTGCCCATTTCTGGGCATCGTCCCAGGTGCCGGTAACCCAACCGTCGGAAGGCGCGCGGTGCTTGCCGGTGCCCCATACCGTCGGAGCCTGTTCGACGTAGTCGATGTAGTCCGGATAGTCCCATGTTTGGTCTTGGAGGTGGCCGTCCTGGTCATACTCTGGCTCGCTATAGATCCGCGTCACCGTATCGCCGGCGTTCATATCCGCGCCCCGGCTTCGAGCTCAACCGTCTCGTTTTCGTTCTCTTTTTTGCTGGCCGGTCCCATACCGATACTGGCCTCAAGCTCGGCCATTCTATCCTCGGAATCCGCTCCGCCGATCTTGCCAACTTGTGCGGCTTCAAGCCCTTTCCAGACGCAAAGTTTTTCCGCCCAGTCACGCCGGTAACCGCGGCGCAAAAGATCCGCTCCGACAGTAACGGCACGGGGAGAAATCAAGTGCCGGCTGTTTAGCTCGCGAATTTTGTCCATCCATTCATGGCAGCTAACGATAAACGAATTCACCGTAGCGTCGCTGCAAGCTTCATCCATGTTGTAGATCTCTGGATGAAAGAAGTCCGGCGTAGGGCGCCCGGCGCGGAACGTCTCCAAGACCGGGCCGGTCGCGCCGGCCAGCTGGGCCGTCAAAAAGTTGTCGTACGGGAAGGGCACAAACTGGAAACGGTCAATGCTCGAAGCGTCCTGTGGCTCTGCAGTGATATACTGCTGACGCCGGTCAATCCCTTGCAGGGCAGTGTTGGCCGTCGCCATCAATCTTGTGCCGGCGTGAGCCGTCCGGATACCATCCGGAAACGACAACATCCGGTTGGCAAGCCCGGCGTTGAAAGCGACTGTTGCTTTCGGATCCGACCTATCGAATTCGTCGAACATAAACAAACCGCCAGTATCCCAAGCATCCGTCAACGCCGTCCGTACACAACGCGATCCGTCAACGGTCATAAATCCGGTCAGTTCGAAAGCGCTATCCAACTTCCCGCAGAAGAAAAACCTATCGTCAGCGTCATACAGACCTTGTGCCAGTTGCCGGCCAATATGCGTCTTGCCGGAGCCGGCCGGGCCAGAGAGTAGAGGCGTCTTGTTCTGCGCCAGCAAGTCAAGCACTAACGGGTACATGAAGTGTTTATCGGTTAGCGGAATTGACCGGCCGTTACCGTCGCCGCTGTCAATCTTTATCGTCGCCGGTGGCGGTGGGTTTTGTGCTTCGTCGCGGGCCTCATCGCGCTCTGCTTCCGCCTTGTCACGCTCTTGCTCTGCTTTCTCTTTCTGTTCTCTCTCCCAAGCGGCTAGATCACTGTCGTAACTGTCGCCGTATTTTTCATCGAGTATGTCCTCGATGCCTTGCCGTTCGATCTGTTCCGGCGTCGCTATTGGTGGCGCATCGCTACCGCCTTCGCCTTCCCAAATACCTTTGGTCGCATTCCAAACCAGTACCGGCGGCGTATCGCTACCGCCTTCGCCTTCGCCTTCGCCTTCGCCTTCGCTACCGCCTTCGCCTTCGCCTTCGCCTTCGCCTTCGCTACCGCCTTCGCCTTCGCCTTCGCTACCGCCTTCGCTACCGCCTTCGCCGCTACCGCCTTCGCCTTCGCCGTTACCGCCTTCGCCGTTACCGCCTTCGCCTTCGCCTTCGTTACCGGAACCGGAACCGGAACCGTCAAACTTTTCGCCGTCATTCATACCGCCGTTACGGCGCAGTTTCCGGAGCATATCCGGCCACTCGCCCTCGCTCCACCAACCGGCACTTTCGGAGCCGGCTTTCGTGCCGCGACTCTGTTGCACGTTGTGCATCTGACAGAGTATCGAACTGACACCGCTATTTCCTCTTGCTGGGCCGTGGTGCTCCGTCCTCGTTCCGTCCTCGATCTCTTGTTCGCATCTCCTGCAAGTTCCCGTAGCCATGATATCGTTCACCTTCGGTGTCTCCCAGCGGCTGGATGCGGCTGGGGCATACAATAATAGGACAGAGTGCGAGAGACTCGCAAGAAGTATTTTAGGCAGTGCTCATCTGAGCATCGAAACGCTCAGAATCGACGAACGGTGGACCGCTGGGGTAACAAGGCCCGCCGGGGGGTCAAACGCCGTAACGGGCCGTTACGGGGCGCGTAACGCGATCCGAGGGTTTTGCGTGAACACTTGGGCAGTTCTCGGCATTTCGGCCGGTATCCTACTACCGATCCTACTACCGTTGGAGCGTGTTGGCCAAAATACCAAAATCCCAGGGAACCAAGCCAAGTCGTACCAAGCTCTACCAAGTCGTACCAAGCTCTACCAAGTCGTACCAAGTCGTACCAAGTCATACCAAGTGGTACCAAGTCACACCAAGTCATACCAAGTCATACCAAGTCATACCAAGTCATACCAAGTCATACCAAGTCATACCAAGTCATACCAAGTCGTACCAAGTCGTACCAAGTCGTACCAAGTCGTACCAAGTGGTGCCAATTCGTACCAAGTCGTACTAGGCAATTGTTTTGATTGGGTTGATTGGCCAGATTGGGCAGATTGGGCAGATTGGCCAGATTGGGCAGATTGGGTTGATTGGGTTGATTGGCCAGATTGGCCAGATTGGGTTGATTGGCCAGATTGGCCAGATTGGCCAGAGTTGTAAGTTCCTGAAAAATAGAGACTAAAAGCGTAACGTGAGTTGCGGCAATCGTGCCTGAGCATGTTTACGCGGGCCGCGTTGATTGGCACGGCTTCACGGCTTCACGGCCTACCGTGAGATTCTAAAGGATTCCGTGAGATTAGAATCTCACGGCATTAAAAAAAGTTGGCCGGGGGCTGTTTTTTTACTTGACAGAACACGCTCCTATCTACATATTGAGAGTATTAGCAAACTCTAACAAGAAGAAAGGTTCACCATGTTCGCTGTTAAGTATGGCCGGGCAAAACGGGGCAAGATTCTCGTAACGAAGTTTATGGCGCTGGAAGATGCGGAGACATTCCTGAAAAGCGTGGAAGGCCAGGGCTATAGAGGTATCATAACAAAACACAAAAGCGACCCTAATCAACTGCGATATATCAAATAAAAGAAAGGTGAGACAATGAAAATTACCGTTGATATAGATCAAGCATACGCGCCCGGCTCATATCTAATCTGCCTAGTCACCGGGAAGCCGGGAACCTACGACTGGACCACGACAGACGAGAGCCGTACGGAACTAGTACAATCCGACTGGGAATTTCCAAGCCTTGCCCAGACGTTCGGCTATACCGGCGAAGATATCGACGGGGCCGTTGAATTCCTTGACGATAATCTGGGCCGTCTGTTCGTAGAGGACCCCGGATTCTTCTAACTCTAACATATAAAGGTTTACAATGACAATGCTGAAGACGGTCCAAACAGAAGACGGCGAACGGCTGGAACTTGACGAACCTTGGCTAAATCATCCGGTGCCGGTCCTCAAGGGGTGGGAAAGTTCCACCGGCTGGTTTTGGTTTGCAACCGAACTCAAGGAAGACGGTTACCACTTTGGATTAGTGCAGGGCTTTGAAGACGAATGGGGTTCTTTCAGTGAGAAGGAACTCGCGGACCTCTACCCCCACGTCTGGGAGATCAAGGCCGAAGATCTGCCGCACTCCGGCCGCAGAACACCGGCCCACTGGCCAGTCGGATCGGAGGTGTAACTATGTCTAATACCAAGGATTACCCTCCGGTGCCCGGTATGCTGTCGGTCATGTTACAGGGAAAATATAAAACTCCGCCGGATATGGCGGACGTTATCGCCCTC